CCCGGAGCTGGAATCTGTTCTACAGAAGCCATTCCTTGAGGAGCATCTTTTTTTATGAATAAAGCTTTTCCTTGTCCAGACATGAACGCATCATTGTCATCTACTAGTGAATCCTCCATTACTTTTAAACCAGAATTAATCTGACTTTCTAAAATGTCTAATTCAATAACCTTTCTTCTATTATAAAGAAACTGGGAATCTCTTAACGCCCTAACCATTCCTTGAATCTTCCACTCATAATAAGGAATATCAGGTTCAAAATAACCTATAACAGGTACGAAAGGATAACGATCAATGTTATAAGGATTGGGACCGTTATAAAAAGGAACCCCACCAATAACGATTGCGAGCTTTGTTGTTTGTTTTTGCGCTTTTTTAACCTGAATTTGAGGAAATTGTTGTAAAAATAATTTAAGTCTTTCATTGTCACCTGTCCATTCTAAAGTTTCTCCTGAAACCTTGTCTATCAGTATCTTCTGATCTCTATAGTCCAGATACCAAAACTCATCATAGCTAAGTAAATCAGGATCATTAATATTAATATTTTCCGGGAGAAAAGAAAACTTATCATCTCTTTGCCCTCCTTGTAATTCCATTATGTCTTTTTCTCTTTCCGGCATCAGACTAACCGCTTGCTTTTTTGATAAATAACGTCTTGTCCATATAAAATTACAATCAGAAAGATCTTGTTTTGTAAAAAACTGATCTATCATAAAACCATTGTAACTAAGATTGTCTAATCTAATATCTCCAGAAATAGGATCAGATCGATAGTCCATCCAAACTGAAAGAAGATTCATTCCAGTTGTGAGCGCCCCTTCAAATCCATCCGATAAAGTATCATAAACATTTGCTCTGTTTCCAACCCAATTTAAAAGAGAAGTGAACTGATCAGCTGTCTCTTCATCTGATCCCTCTATCGGAAGACAGGTCGTGGCTTTACGGTTTCTTCTCTGGTAACCAGTAACCATATTAATAATTCTTCTTATCTTATTAAAATTAAACTGCTGACGTTGGAATGCTGGATATTGATGGTAAAGTTCGTTCCATAATGTTTGGTCTCCAGCTTTAAACCTAACATCTTTTGTTCCTTCCAACCAGTAACTTTGATTAGCCTGAGCATTTTTAGAATATGCATCTTGCATCATTTGAAGAACGCCATCATCATCACCGGAAGAATAGAAAGATTCATTTAAGCGTGTCTTATAAACCATAGCTCTTCCTTCTTTTTGTTTTTATTTCGTAGACATTCTTATTTTAAGCTCCCAAAACTTCCGTTTTGTAAAGATTTAAAATTAAGATGTCTTCTCTTTTTAATATAAAGACTTACCTCAGAAAAGTTAAGTAAAATTTTTATTTTTTCCAGAGACATTAGTAGTAATTGTAAATCTGCTTTACAAGTTGCCGTTAACAACTGGTTTTCGCGTATTTCCATTTTTTTACATGGTCTAAACATTGATCTTTTTCAACCTTTATATAAATATGTCTTTCCTCTCCATCAACATTTACTTGTGCTATAATTTCTGATCCTGGTTCCGGAACAATAACATCACCGAGAAACCACCATTCGGTACTCTCATATATCTCTAGATTTGACATTCCTCCACCATCTATCATGATAAAACTCCTGCTTTTCTTCTTAATTGTCTTACGTCTTCAACTGTCATGCGTGAACCTCCTAAATTTTTTGAAAAAGCTGAAAAAAGAGCATAACGTACCGAATCTAGCAAATGATCATTTGATTTTCTAGGCTTATCTATTCCGCTTTCATGACTTTTTATATCCCATGTATAAGTCCCAAATTCATCAATTAAATTCTTACAGCACTTACAAACTCTCAAAGTTCCGTTTGCTAACAAATTAGAAACAAACCGAATACCATCTAAAACATCGTTGCTTGCATCAAGAATATTTCTTACTCCTTGACGTTGTAACTCTGTTTTAAATGAGGCAGCTGACGGATCTAGATAAATAGCCCGAACGGGGTAGCAATCGACAAATTTGACTAGATCCGCTCCATATTCCGTATCGGTTTTCTGCCTATGTTGTTTTACTGAATCCCAGTAATATTCTTTTTCTATCCACATGTTAGGATAATGATTCGCATTATATCCAATTAAGGTGAATCCCGTAGGGTTAGTAGTTCCATAATCAATACCGACGATATAATAATCAGCACTATGAGAAGGGGTAAAATCAATAACATGAGTATTATTATCAAAAAAATCATAAATTGTTCCTTCCGCAAGTACCCATTTACCTTCAATATAACGTTGATACCACAATCCTCTATATTCTCTTTTTAAATTAGCCACATAATTTTCATCTAAAGAAGGGTTGTCTTCTAGTAAAAAATCCCACTGTTTTAAGTCGAGCTCATCCTTGCGATCTAATAAGCTTTTCTTTACCCAGTGAAATGGCGAATCCGGATTTGTAGTAGCAAATACTTGAGCTCCTCTAACAGAAAGTCGAGAAAGAAGCATTTTCCAAAAACTTTCTGGAATTAGAGTTAGTTCATCTACGTAAGCTCCTGCTAATGTAGACCCTTGTATCTTTTGAACCGCTCGTTCATCGTTAGCTCCAACAAGGTAGATCTTACGTCCCCATAAATGCAATTCGCGCTTCCCTTCATAGTAATGAACGTCTATTCCTAAAAAGTCTAAGAGTTCTGAAACAATATTTCTTTTGATTGTGTCGGCTGACTTGCCTATGATCATAAGATCACCTGGGGGACCTTTCATTATATATTTAATCCAGCGCCAAAGAGAGGAAAAAGATTTTCCGGACCGAACGGCTCCTACCCAAAGATTAATACGAGCATCGGCCTCTATTAGGCTGATTTTCTGTTTTTCTGACATCGATTCAATCATGATTAATCATTTGTTTTAATTTCTCTTGAATTTTATAAACAACTGGAAGCCCTAAGAAAAAAAGGGACTTAGATATTTTTTGAGTTTCATCTTCTTGAAAGGAATTGATTGCCATGCAGCAAGTTTCTATTAACGATGTTAAAGAATCGAGATCATCCAAAACTTCATTAACACTTACAACTTGTGCTTTTTCCACCTGAATCCTCTTTGGTGTTTAGTTTAATTTGAGACTCCATGAGCTCAATAAATTTTTCTGCTGAAGATTTAGCGGAGAATTGAATGCTGGCTTCAGGTTCTCTTTGTTTTAATCTTTGTTTTCCAAGCCAAATCAACAAAGACTTATCTCCTTCTAATGCAACGTCATACTGCTTCTCTCTTAGGATAGAATTTCCTCTTGATTTCTTTTGTTGCATATATTCTGTAAAAGACATGTTATATTTTTCTTTAACCCTTCTGTAAAGAGTGTCTTCATGCATTCCCCAATACGCAGCTACTTCTGTTCCTAAACATCCTTTTTCAAAGAGTTCGTTTGTTTTTTTCCAATCTATTGGAATTTCTTTTCTTCCCATTTTTGCCTTAGGCATTTCAGCCTCCTCTTAAATTATTATTTTATACTTAGCATTTAATTTTTTATAGTAAAAGAACGTTTTTTTATCCATCGGAAAGCCTCCTTGGTTCCAGAACCACTGTAGGACGAAAAGAATCTAGTGTGTTTTGTGAAAGATAGTCATTTAGAGCAATCAAAGCCTCTGAAAGAACTTCTTTTTTTACTTCAGGGAATCGTTCGTAGTAAGGAAGATATTTATCGTCTCGTTTTATACATGGAAAGTTAAGCCATTTACGATTTTCTTTTTTAAAATGTAAAAGGCCTCTAAAGCATTCGTATTTGCCTTCGCTATAAATTACTTTAATATCAAGGAATCCTAGCCTAGGTCCGTTTGGACTTTTAATATAATTTAAAACTTCAATTTTCATTTTATTTTTTAGTTTAATAGTAACAAAAACTTGTTTTCTTCGGGATTTTTTATTTGTTTGTTTGTTTTCTTTGACATTTTGTATTCTTCGAAATGTTCTCTGCTCAGTTTATGTTTTTCCCAAAATTCTTCTGAACCATTGAATTTGTAAAAGTTTTCTATAGCACCACTCATTGTTGCCACGCCTTTTTCTAGGACATACCATCCTTTTCTTTTTTCACAGATTTTTTTCCTACCCTCTGTCAGTTCTTTCATATCAGATTGTTTTTGTTGTTGTTCTAGGACTTTAACAAGAGTTCCTTCAAGCCACTTTTCAAGATTGTAAATTTCATCTAAAGCTGTATTTTTAAATCTTTTGAAAACTTCTTCAATTAAAGCCGTGCTTCTTTTTTCTTTAATCCATTTTCTTTTAACTTTTTCTAAAGTGGAGCTTTCTCTTTCTTTGATATTTTTAGAAGAAACAACAACTTTCTTCTTAGCTTTGGGAGTTTTAGATTTTGAAGAGGGGGTAAGGGGGAGTTGTTTTCTTTTATTTATATATTCTTTATTTATTAGCGTTGCCCTTTCGGCTTGCGGATTTTCAGCGTACCGTAAACATTTTTTTAATTCTTCCTCTTCTTCTCTATAAGGAGTTTCATAAAGATAGTATTTTTTTCCACGCTTAAGAGTTCCTTCAAAAAGTTGAACTTCTAGAATATATTTATTTTTAATTAATTCATTAAAAGCAGTTCTTGTCGCATCTCTTCCATTTTTCTTATGATTACAAAGTTCATCTTTTCTAATAACCCAATCTAAGGGAAGAGATAATAAATATGTAAGCAATCCTGTTGCTTGCCAGCTAAGCTTTTTATCTTGGATAGAGTCTCTATTTGTCATGACATAAGGATTTTGTTTGTCATGAGGTACTCTTTGAACAAAACTCTTTTTTTCTCTAGGCATATAATTCTCCTATATTATATAGATTATTTGAAAAATTTAAAAGTTTGGAAAAAAAATGATTAAAAGTCTTTTTGGGACTTGTATTAAATCTTGAGTGTGATATTATGATCATGTTTTTAATGTCCTCCTTTCGTGGATGTTAAGATCATTTTAATGTTTTCTTTTCGTGGATGTTAAGATCACGTTTTTTAAGGCTTGTGTGAAAAAGTAAAATTTTTCGTACAAGCTTTCCTTTTTTTCTAGTTGATTTATTTCGTTTATTATTTAACAAAGTAAAATTTTTCGTACAAGCTTTCTTTTTTTTGTAAAAATTTACAAATGTCTTCTATGGTATCAAATAACAAGCCGTAGAATAAGGCTGGCACCTAGCTTGTTTTTTTGTTTTTAATCCAAGGAATGGGCTATAAGCAGCCGTTTTTAGCTATTTTTATGTTTTATTGAACTCTAAGTTTGTAAATTTATTTGAATATGAGTATCTTTGATATTTAGAGCTTGCATGTTAAAATTAGTTTTCAGCAAAGTGAGTCTTTCGTGTAAGCTCTACTTTAATAAACATGATTCTTCAGAGCAGATTGTCATGATTCTTCAAAGAAGACTAGCGGATTGTTTATTAAATTAAAGACATTCTCCGACTCCTTTGGGTGGTGTCTTTGAGAGCTTGCTTAAAAACGTAAAAGTTATTAAGCAAGTTTTTTTTATGACTCTTTCTCAATGCTGGTTATTCTGTAATATCCAATTTTTTCTTGTACGAATGGGGCTAAGTCTATTTTGCTTGTGATAGCTGCTTTTTTATAATCTATTTTGGTCTGTAGAATTCTTGTGAATTTCAAACGATGACCTATAAAATTTCCGTCATCTCCGAAGTCATACATTTGTTTTCTTAATTTATTTTCTTTTTCTTTCATTTCTTTTATCTGTGTATTTAGTTCTTGCCATTGAATCTCTAAGGTTTTTAGTTGTTCATTTTCTATTTGAATATAGTCTACCGTTTCATATGAAGGAGGAGTCATGTTTTGAAGACATTCATAAAAAGCTTTTTCTTTTTCAAGAAGCATTTGGATATGATTATCGTCACGATCTACAAGAATAACAATTGGGTCTTTACCAATTCGGTAGCACATGTATTTACAATGTGATTTATTCGAAGCAAAAAGAGAGTGTTGGATTTGATCATAATAATATTTAGGAACTTCATACATTGCTGCTTGTTCATAGGCTCTAACTCCGCATTTAATCTCTAAGATATGATCAGCTTCTTCGTTATAGCCATCTAAACTACTCATAATCCAATCATATTCAGAATGAAAAACAACTTTAGGTTGCATGCGTTCGTTTTCGAGCGCCAAATCTTTATTGAATAAATTTCTAGCTATTTCTTCTAGTCGTGTACCTTCTAGCATGGCTTTATTTACTGGATCTTCATCAATAAGACCCATTTTTTTTTGCCATAATTTGTATGGTGAGTTGCCTCTAAATGTATTAGTTCCGTTGATGATTGCGGCGTCAGTAGAAGTGACGCATTTTTTACGTAATTCGAGCCAACTTGCGCTTCCTTGAATCAATTCTTTATCCATTGTTTTCCTCATTTCTTCTTTTAACTGTGTTTTCTATAAGCTTGCAAACAGATTCATATTTATCTGCTTTAATCAAACTTAAGTTACCTGTTCCAATTGCTTTTATTACAATGGCACGATCTCCGTTTTTAAGTTTTGTGAACTGAGTGGATAGTTCTTTGACTTGTTCAGGTGTTATGAATTGAGCTTCTTCTTTAGAGGCTATTTCTGCATCATCATCATCATCAGCAACTACTCCAAGTAGTGAAGATAAGCTATAGCGTTTTGCATAAGTGATAGCTGATCCTAGACCTTGGATAGTGTTTTTTTCTGCTCTTAATATAAAAGAGCTTTCAATGAATTGACCACTAGAGTGAGCTAATCTTGTTATAAGATGCATTTGACCTGTTTCGTCAGTTTTAATAATTTGTAAGATGCATAATCCATTTTTACTTAATGGTTTTCTACATGCATCCATGATAGAAGCAAGGTCTGCATAATTGTTACGAAAATGCGGATTTGTTTTATTAAATTTTGCATTACTCATTGTTTCTTGAGCTTTAGCAAGTGCAGCATAAAGCTCTGCTTTTGTTTCTTCAACTTTTGTTTCTTTGGTTGCTTCGTTTGTTTTTTCTTGATTTTCCATCATTTTTTCTCCTCTTTAAATGTGTTAATCTGTTTTTTTAAATCATTTATCATTTCTATTTTCATTGTTTCAAAATCCTCATTAGAGAGGCATTTTTGAGCAAATGAAAGATAGTTATTTAGATTTTTTTCTATAAGAAGTTTTAATATTTTTGCATGATCTTCAACTTCTATTATTGTATGTATAAGTTCTTTAAATTTTAATTTACTCATTTTTTTCTCCTTCATAAAACGGTGATAACTCAGGTTCTGAGTCTGGGCAATAATTATCTTCCCAGCTTTCATATAAATCTATTTCTTCTTCAGGTTCATCAAGTGGTTCATACCACCAATCTGGTAAATAACAATCCATAAAATCCTCCTTTAGTATCTAAAGCCTAAATACATATCTGCTATTAAACCAACTGCATGTGCCGAAACTATTCCCGCTATAATAGTCTCATTTCTTTCTCTTAGCTCTCTTAGCTCTATGATTTGTCCATCAATATCCTCTCTCAGCGCAGCAAATTCTCTCAGCGCCATAATTCTTTCGTTAGTAAGAGGTCTTCTTGCCGCTACCCTCGCTCTCATCTCCACGATTCTTTCGTTAGCAATTCGATTTAATATTGAAGGAATTGCTACTGCTTCTTCTTGTCTATTAATTCTTGGAATTAAATGGACTGGTGGTCTCCTTTCCTGTCCGTTCATTCTTTGAATCAGATGAATTAGTGGTCTCCCGCGTTGGAGAGGTCTCTGATTGATTCCAAGATCACTTAATCTTCCTCTTAAATGTGTTTCTGTAGAAATTTTTCTTATAGTCATAATTTTTTTTCCTCCAAATTTTTCCTATTTACATTTAAATGTACACTATCGTTCCTCCCATTCCCAATCGTGCTTAATTGAATGTACACTATCGTTCCTCCCATTCCCAATCGTACTTAATTGAATGTACACTATCGTTCCTCCCATTCCCAATCG